AGATGGATAGATGCGAACTAGCAGGGATTGGACCAAAAACAAGAACGTCATTGCTTGCTTGGAAAAACAGTTTTAATTCTAGTTTATTTCCACAGGATATGAAATTTACAAAACAAACTAAACAGACTACCCTCGGAGTTGTTTGTATTACTGGAAAGTTGACAAGCTATAAAACAAAAGCAGAAGCAACTAAAGTATTAAACGAACTGGGGTATGACGTAAAAAGCACTGTAACAAAAGATGTCACAATTCTAGTCAATGAGAGTGGCATTGAATCTGCGAAAGTAAAGAAAGCTCGCGCATCTGGCGTTACAATCATAACTACACTCTCAGATTTAATTGGAGACTGATATGCCATTACCAAAATGGACTGACGAGCGAACCGACGCGCTTACTAATTTTGTCGGAGATGAGACACCTGTCTCACAAGGCACTGTAGCAGAAGCTGCAACAGAGCTAGATACAACTACTCGTTCTATTTCGAGCAAGTTGAGAAAAATGGGATATGAAGTAGAGCTTGCATCTGCAACTTCTTCACGATCCTTCACACCTGAGCAAGAAGCAATTCTTGAAGCATTTGTAACAGAAAACTCAGGTACTTACACTTATGCAGAAATTTCTGAACATTATCAAGATGGTGCATTTTCTGCAAAGTCAATACAAGGCAAGATTCTTTCTATGGAACTTACAGACCATGTTAAGCCTGCTCCAGTCAAGGAGTCAGTAAAAACTTACTCTGCAGAAGAAGAATCAACCTTTATTTCAATGGTCAATGATGGAGCATTTGTAGAAGCTATTGCTGATGCAATGGGACGTTCTGTAAATTCAGTACGCGGTAAGGCACTTAGTCTTCTTCGTTCTGGCGACATTGACGCTATCCCAAGGCAAGAACATACTAAAACTAATGGCTCTGCAGATCCGTTTGCAGGACTTGAAGTTGCTAGTATGTCAGTAGAAGCAATTGCAGAAGAGATTGGTAAAACTCCTCGAGGTGTTAAAACTATGTTAACTCGACGTGGTTTAGTAGCTGCTGACTATGATGGAGCCGCAAAAGCTGCAAAGGCGGGGTAATAATCCTTGTCCATCAATCACGAAAGTGCCTTAATAAAACAAGTCCTCATGCACCAAGACTTTCAAACTTGGAGCATGACGGACAAGTTTTTATTAGGAGCAGAGTATCACACACTCTATGATGCGATTGACAAACACTGTATAAAGTACCACAAACTTCCTACTATCGAAGAACTGAAGTATGAAATTCAGGACAGCAAAACTCTTGAGCGTCTATTTTTTATAGACACAGTTGAAACTGACGTAGAAGCACCTCTAATACTTGATTATGTCAAGACAAGATATGTACATGACCAGTTACTGGGCAATATGTATAACTATGCTGATACATCAATGTTGCACGAAGATGCAAAAGAAGCCATTGAGAAGTTTTACGAGATTGGTAGAGAAGTAGAAAATAAAATTGATTTACAAGATCCAACAGAGAGTATGCAGAAGATTACTCTACACGAGACAGACGATGATATCAGTAAGTATGTTCCTCTCGGTCTCAATGCAGAGTATGATAGGCATATTCAATTCTCTCCTCTTGACCTAGTAATGGTTGGAGGAAAAAGAGGTGCGGGTAAGTCAATTGTTTCTTGTAATATTGCAACTACTGTATACGAAGCAGGCAAGTCTGCAATCTACTTTACTATAGAAATGGATAGTCGATCAATTCTACAACGGTGCTGTTCAATAGCAACAGGAGTGCCGTACTCTCGCCTGCGCACAAAGAATATTGATAATCTTGAATGGGAAAGAGTTGCAACGTGGTGGGCAGGAAGATTTCTTGATTCACACGATGCACTTCAACGCTATAAAAGGGAGAGAAGCTTTGATAAGTTTCATGATGAAGTATCAAAGCTAGACCTTAAACTAGGTAATCAACTAGATGTAGTATATGACCCTGTTCTTACCATACCAAAAATTCAAGCAGAGCTTGACAAAAAGATAAAGGAAGATGGCAATGTTGGTATTGTTGTTGTTGACTATATCAATCAGGTACGAAGAGGAACAGGGCCTTCCCGTGCGGGACAATATGATTGGACAGAACAAATCGAAGTAAGTAAAGCACTCAAGTCTATGGCACAAGAATATAAAACAACTGTATTTTCTCCATATCAAACAGATGCAACAGGAGAAGCAAGATTTGCAAAAGGAATACTGGATGCCGCAGATGCGGCTTACACGATTAATGCTTGGACACAAGAAGATGCTTGCTTCACTTTAGATTGTGTAAAAATGAGATCTGCTGCTGAACGTTCATTTACTTCTAGCATGGACTGGGAAACACTCAAGATTGGTCCCGATACTGTGTTAAACCCCAAAGAGGTAGAAGCAGGACAGAGTGACGAAAGTATCTATGATGTCTAAAAATAGTTCTTGACATCTTCATAATAATTTAGTATAATACTGTATAAAAACTTGAAAAGTAAGGATAGTTTAGATGATTATACATGGTAGTATGAACTACACAATGAGTGGAAGAAAAATGAAAAGAGCATGGCAAACAAGAAGAACACAACGAAGACAACAAATGTGGCACTGGTCTACAACTAAAAAGACACCGCCATACAGACCTGAAGAGGAACAGTACCCTTCAGCACCACTAGGAACACCAAATGAGAATGAAACTGCAAAAAAGGATAGACCATATGCTTCATCAAGCCCGCATACAGTGGCTCCTGCTTACAACAAAGGCGCATATCAGGTCATTGGAGAAGAAAATATCAAAGACATCGGAAAATGAACGTAGAAGATCTATTGACAGAGAAAAATATTCACTTTCTCGCGAAAGGACGTGATTATGTTATAAAATGCATAAATCCTGAGCATGACGATAGTAATCCTTCAATGAGAGTTCATCGTATCGATGGAAGGTTTCATTGTTTTTCTTGTGGATATAAAGGAAACATATTTACACATTTTGGGGAGAAACCAGACCAGCTACAACTACGCAGAGAGAAGCTTAAGACTTTACTTAAACAGAAGATGGCGGAACGTATGGGTCTGGTTTTACCTAAAAATTTAGAGCCTTATGAAGGCACATGGCGAAGTATCAAAAGTTCAACATATAAAAAGTTTGAAGCGTTCATGCACGCAGATAAAGATTTTATATCACGAATCAACTTTCCTATTCGAGATATAACAGGAAAGATTGTTGCATTTAATGGAAGACATACAAGTACTGGAATACCAAAATATTTGATCTCACCACCAGGAGCAAAGATGCCCCTGTTCCCAATGAATGCAACACCAGTAAGAGGTTCTCTAGTATTAGTAGAAGGCATCTTTGATATGTTAAATCTATATGATAAAGGTATCACAAATGCCGTTTGCTGTTTTGGAGTATCAAACGTAACGACAGAAAAGTTAGCTTTGTTTAAAATATCGGGAGTAAATCATATTGATATATTCTTTGATAGCGATGCTGCTGGACAGAATGGAGCTAAAAAAGTACAAGAACTGTGTGAAAGTACTGGACTTTCAGCTAGGGTACTGACTCTGAAAAATACAGACAAAGATCCTGGAGCACTTACAGAAACTCAAGTTCAAAAACTGAGGAGACAATTATATGCCTAACGTCGCATTAGTAGAGACGAAAAGAAGTCAAACAGACTATAAAAACTTATTTGAGAACAAACTTGATTTCGACATCTTTCAGTTATGTTCTGATCCAAAGATCAAGAAAGTATTAAAGAGAGATGTTGACATTGACATGAATCCAGACAACTATGACTGGATCATACTTGTAGGAAGTGACGCTACAAAATATTATACAAAGATAAATTCAGTCACACAATACACTGGAAAAATACTGGAAGGTAAATTTTTACCTGTGATTAATCCTTCTATGCTTGCTTTTAAGCCAGAGGCAAAACCTGCTTGGGAAGAATCAAAGAATAGTATTATACAGTATATTTCTGGTGAAAAAGAAGATGCTACAATAACACCCGAAATGGCAATCGGTATACAAGATACGGAGGAAGCAAATGAATGGATACGCACTTGCATTAGCCATAGACCTGAATACATCGGACTCGACTCAGAAACCACAGGACTGTGGCCTCGTGATGGTCACATTATCGGTATTTCTTTGTCTTATGATGGTAAGAATGGCGTTTATATAGATACAGATTGTTTTGATGAAGAAACAGAAAGATTGTTACAAAAATTATTTCATCAGACAAAAGTAATATTTCATAATTCAAAGTTTGATATTGCAATGTTTGAGTACCATTTTAACTTTGAGTTTCCAGACTTTGAAGATACAATGCTATTGCACTATCTTATAGACGAAAACCCAGGAACACACGGACTAAAACAACTTGCAATTAAGTATACACCATACGGTGACTACGAAAAACCAATGTATGACTGGATTGAAGACTATCGAAGAAGAAATGGAATAGTAAAAGATCAATTTACTTGGGATAGTATACCCTTTGATATTATGAAAACATATGCTGCAATGGATGCAGTATGTACATATTTATTGTACGAAAAGTTTATAAAAATAAAACAAAACTTAAAACTTGCAAAAGTGTATGATGAGTTATTGATACCAGGAACCCAGTTCTTGTTAGATGTGCAAGACAACGGAGTTCCGTTTGATCGTACTCGATTACTTGTTGCTCAAGAAATAATGCAGGATGATATTGATAATGCAGTACATGAGCTATACACTTTTCCAGAAGTAAAACAATTCGAGAAGATAAATGGAAAAGATTTTAATCCTAATAGTACTCTTCAGCTTCGTCAGCTTTTCTTTGACTTCCTTGGGCTTACACCTACTGGGAAAAAGACGGGAACAGGAGCTGATAGTACCGATGCAGAGTCATTGGAGCAGCTTGCAACGCAGTCGCCTGTTCCAAAACTCATCATGGAAATTCGTAAGAAGTCCAAAATCAAAAATACATACCTCGATAAAATCATACCACAACTTGATCGAGACTCTTGTTTACGCACGGGCTTTAATCTTCATGGCACTACTAGCGGCAGGCTGTCTTCTAGCGGTAAACTTAATATGCAACAACTTCCAAGAGATAATCCCATTGTAAAAGGCTGTATTAAAGCTAGAGAAGGACATAAGATAGTTGCAATGGACTTAACAACAGCAGAAGTATATGTTGCTGCTGTACTTGCAAAAGATAAAGCTTTACAAGAAGTTTTTCAGTCAGGAGGTAACTTTCATAGCACCATTGCAAAGAAAGTATTCAAGTTACCCTGTGAAGTAGAGGATGTAGCAGAACTCTATGGAGATCGAAGACAGGCTGCAAAAGCAGTAACCTTTGGTATTATGTACGGAGCGGGTCCTGCAAAGATTAGTGAGCAAGTCACAAAAGATTCAGGAAAATACTTTAGTAAAGCAGAAGCATCTGAAGTTATCAATGAATACTTCAGTACTTTTCATAAACTAAAATCATGGATAGAAAAAAATCAAAACTTTATTCAAATGAATGGATTTGTTTACAGTTATTTTGGAAGAAAAAGGAGATTACCAAATGTCAAAAGCACAGATAAAGCTGTCGCGAGTCATAGCGTTCGTTCTGGTCTCAATTTTTTGGTACAGTCCAGTGCTTCTGATGTTAATTTATTCGGCGCCATCGAAATGAATCAATGGATTAAAGAGAGCGGCTCTAATGCTAAAATCTTTGCTCTTGTACATGATTCAATTCTTGCAGAAGTTCCAGAAGCAGAAGTAGATAGCTATAGTGAAAAGTTGCAATACTTTGTACAAAAAGATAGAGGTTTAAATATACCGGGCGCTCCTATTGGTTGCGACTTTGAAGTAGGAGACGACTACTCAATGGGTAAGTTTGAAAAAGAATATGGTAGTTACTTTTCAAACAATTAATAAAATTGCCTTTCCTGTATTTGTTCTTGGTTCTGATAACTGGGACATACAGGATGGGTTAGTTTATTTAGACGGCTTAATACTTGATGATAGAAACATTAAAGCAAGTACATTAGGTAAGCGAAGATTATTGACTCCGTATAAAAATATTTATCAATTAAAAAGAGGAGTAGTCAACCACACAGGAATCTTAAAACAAAATAAAAATTCATTTATTGACAATAAAGGAACATTGTTCACTTATGAAAAAACTA